AGGGATAAGAGATAGTGAAGAGAAAGAATATCAACCAGGAGAATCTAAAGGATCTGTTAAGAGTTACTTATCGTTTAAAGAAATTCCTTTTGAGTCATTAAAAGAAGATTGGTATATCTTAGGTCGTATCAATGAAACTGTAAATGAACTTAGGATGTTAGCTAAGGATGCAGGTCTATATTACAAAGATAACAAGGGCACCAAATGTTTTGATCAGAAACAATGGGAAGCTATTAAAGCTTGGACAACTATTAGTATGAATAAAAAAATAGATAAGAGAGCAGCACGTAACATGGTTAAGTACATAAGAGAACTTGATGACCCTGCATTTAGATTAGATAAGTTTTGGAGGAATGAACCAGACTTAAGAGATTATGATTTTCAAACTTTAAAAGAGTGGTGTGGTTTAGCATTAGAAGATACACAGAAAAATAAACCGTGGTATTGGATACTAAGAAGAAACTTTAAACCTAAACAAGTAAGACACTTTATAAGATTGTTAAGAAGGTATGGACAAAAAGAATTAGATAAAGATCCATTAATAACAATAGATACAATACATAGTGTAAAAGGTGGTGAAGCAAATCATGTTGTACTTTATAGTAAAGGTAACTACCCATCTGACTATGCAAATAAAAACAAACAAGAAAAAAGTGATGAACGAAAAGTTTGGTACACCGGTGCAACAAGAGCAAGAAAAACTTTACATTTATTAAGAACAGACTATAAGTTTAACTACCCAATTGGTTCAGACTATTTAATATATGTACAGGAGAAAAATGACAAATAAAAATATGTTAGAAGATGCCTTCCCACATGATAAACAAATTGGAGGAAATCATTACAAAGATCTTCCTATTCAACCTTATACATTTATTTCTAAAAATAAATTATCATTCTTTGCAGGATGTGTTGTGAAATATGTTTGTAGATATTTATTTAAGGGGACACCCATACAAGATCTAGAAAAGATAATTCATTACTGTGAACTAGAGATAGAGAGAATTAAAGAGGAGAGAAAATAATGGCTTACTTAAATGCAAACATACCTATCATAGAGTGTTATGTAAGGGGTAATTTTTTAAGGGATCAAAAAGATTCACATGATAAATATTTTGAAGTAGGAGTGTTTGGATTTAGTTCAATACCAAATCAAGTACCTTTATTTCACTTCTTAATGGAAGATGGTGGTCTATGGTGGAGAGCCCCTATATCAGCTTTCTGTACTAAACCTGGAGTAAAAGAATTACCATTAGATGAGTTAGTGATGTGGGATAGCTTTAGTTACAATGTAAGTGTCACAACCTTTTATGAAATTGCAGGATGTACTATGCAATATAATTCTAGAAGAAATGTCAAAAGAAAAGGTAAATATCTTTTTACAATTGATTGGTGTGGTGGAGATTTTAATGAATTAAATTTTGGTTACTCAGAAAAACCAGATCAACATAAGTGTGGCCATGTCATTGAATTAGATGATGGTAACTATGCTATACAACCGAACAATAGATTAAAAATTTATGATCCTTCTATGGGTATCAACCCTCATGAGAATGCAATCAATAGACTTGTAGGTACTAGGAAGTGGTCAGTAGAAAACTCTGCTAAATGGATTACAGATGAACACGAAAAAGGTAGTTACGATTATACATTAAAAAATTTAGATGAGGACGGCATACCTATTGATGAGGATAAAAAATGAACGGACTACAACTTACTTTAACTTTTAAAAAATCAATGTGGAATACACCAAGTGAATATAAAGATTTATCTGGTGCAACTGAAATAGCAATTGACCTTGAAACTAGAGATGATGGTATTAATGAAAAGCTTGGAGCTGGTTGGGCTTTGGGTAAAGGAGAGATTGTAGGATTTGCAGTAGCAGTAGATGGTTGGCAAGGATACTTTCCGTTTGGTCATTTAGGTGGTGGTAATATGATACCTGAACAAGTTAAAGCATACATGAAAAAAGTTTGTAGCTTACCTTGTACTAAAGTATTTCATAATGCTCAGTACGATGTAGGATGGCTTGAAGCATCAGGGATCACGGTCAACGGACAAATAGTAGATACAATGATAGCTGCAGCATTAATAGATGAGAATAGATTTAGTTATTCATTAAACGCATTATCAGTTGATTATCTTGGTGAAATAAAAGCAGAGACAGAATTAAAAGAAGCTGCCGCAGCTCATGGTATAGATCCTAAAGCAGAGATGTGGAAGTTACCTGCAGAACATGTTGGTTATTATGCAGAGCAAGATGCAGTGTTGACATTAAAGTTATGGCAAAGATTTAAACAAGAGATAAGAACTCAAAGTCTAGAAACAGTTTGGGATCTAGAACAACAACTAATTCCGGTGTTAATAAAAATGCGTCAACGAGGAGTGAGAGTCCAAGTGGAATTAGCTGAACAACTAAAAAAAGAAATGTTGATCCAAGAAAAAGAAATACTGGAGGCCATACAAAAAGAATCAGGAATAGAAGTAGACATTTGGGCATCACGCCAGATTGCCAAAGCTTTTGACAAAATGAAGTTAGACTATCCACGAACTGAAAAAACAAAAGAGCCTTCCTTTACACAAAATTGGTTAATAAATAATAAACATAAACTAGCGCAATTGATTGTGCAAGCCAGAGAGGTAAATAAATTTCATAGTACCTTCTTATCATCAATACTTCGATACCAGGTCAAAGGTAGAATTCATGGAGAGATACAACAACTAAGATCTGATTTAGGAGGGACAGTATCTGGAAGACTTTCAATGAGTAACCCAAACTTACAACAAGTACCTGCTAGAAATAAAGATCTTGGTCCCAAGATTAGATCTCTATTTATTCCTGAAGAAGGCCATCAATGGGGCTCATTTGATTATTCACAACAAGAACCTCGGATGACTGTACATTATGCAGCATCTATTGGAGAGAATGGTTATGCAGGATCTCAAGAATTAGTTGAAGCATACAAAGATAATAGTGCAGACTTTCATCAAACAGTTGCAGACCTTGTAGGTATTGAGAGAACACAAGCTAAGACTATTGGCTTAGGTATTATGTATGGAATGGGTAAGAATAAATTAGCATTATCATTAGGAGTTACTAAGGATGAAGCAGATGAATTAATTACAAAATATAATAAGAAGGTACCTTTTATTAGAAAATTATCTGACAGATGTAAGTTAGCAGCAGATGAGAAGGGTGTAATAAGAACTAAAAAAGGTAGGAAGTGTAGGTTTGATAAATGGGAAACAAGAGATTTTGGATTACACCAGGCCGAAACATTTGATAATGCAGTAGCAAAATATGGTAAAGATAATATTAAAAGAGCATATACATACAAAGCATTAAATAGATTAATTCAAGGATCCTCAGCTGATCAAACAAAACAATCAATGTTAGATTGTTACAATGCAGGTCACTTACCAATGTTACAGATACATGATGAACTTTGTTTTAATATTAAAGATGATGCTCATGCTAAAAAAATTAAAACTATTATGGAAGACTCAATAGAATTTAAAGTACCTTCAGTAGTTGACGTTGGATTAGGAAAGAGTTGGGGTGATGCTAAGTAGAAATTTTCCTCATGATAACAAAGATTTAATAGCTTATGCAGCAGGATTATTTGATGGTGAAGGTAACATTAATTATGCTCAATACAAATGTAAGAAGCCTAATGGTAAAACATATTTAAAATGGAATGTTGCAATGGAAGTTGCAATGACAGATTTAGATTGTATTAAAAATTTTTATGACATTGTTAGAGTAGGTAGTATTCATTTCAAAGGAATAGGTAAAGGCTCACTAGGTAAAACAGATCAGTGGAGATGGAGATGCTCACATCAAAAAGCTTTACACTTAGCAAAATTATTTTTACCTTACTGTACTGTAAAAAGAGAAAGACTATTAAAAATTATAAACCACTATGAGTTTATTAAGCCGAAAGAATCCCTAGGGAAAAAGTTTAGTTTTTTAAAACCTAATAAAACTTAACCTGCTGCAGCTAAATTTTCTTGAACATCTTGATACTTAAGTTGATTTCTAAGAGATTTAATTTCACTCTCAGTTGACAACATCTCAGTAGTACAACCACCATTGGTCATTAAACTAGCCGACCAAGTATGTTCTTTGTGTTGAAGTTTTTTAAGCAACTCCAATTTTTCTTTACTTAACATCTACGATCTCCTCGTATGTTATGTGGATTCTTTTATTACCGGTGAAGCCATCATTGATAACTTCGGCACTACCGTCCTCCACTTGTTCAGACACTTTCAATATCGCTTCTTTGCAATCGGTTGCTTCAACTACTTGGTTTACTTGCAAACCTCCCATGTATGCTTTGATACGATAAGCTGTCATAAGATATTATAAGATATTTCGAAGCTTTGGTCAATATCCATACCTTGGTTGTCAATAGCATAACAAAATATGCTATAAGAGGCCATAGAGCCCCCTAATCCTTCGATCTTACGTTTTTGAGCTGTACCTATAGCTTTTGCCATGGATCTGCATTCTGTGGCATCTGAGAGGTCATCTCTAAGGTATTGACCACACTTTGTTTCTCCACTCGGGTAAGTTAAACAAAATGATGTTAATAATATAAATTTATAAACCATAAGATGTAACTACTTGTTTTATGGTGTTTGTCAAATAATCTGATTTTTTTTACAATCAAATCTAGTATACATTTGATATTCATCTACTGATGCTGCAGTCATTTCTTTTAATAAGATACTAGAATAGTCATAACCAAAATAAATACACTCATGATAAGTATTAAATTCTGTGATAGGGGTTGGAATTGGTTTGCAATCATTACCTGGAATACCACTACAAACTAACATTAATAAAACAAATTTTGTCATTGACTTTTAAAAATATCCCATATAACTAAGATAGCATAACAAAAACAAACCAACAATATGAGGAGACAAAATGACCAAAGATAACTTACTACCTTTAGGACAAAAGCCAGAAGGAGAATTAAGTTCATTACTTAAAATGCAAAATGCATTTAGTAAATTAGTAAGCAGCTTAAAGTTACTTCAAGAGAATATAGATAAATTAAAAGAAGAAAATAAAAGACTCAAAGATGCTTTAGGTATTACAGAAACAACTGAACCTTTAGTACTCACATCTGATATGGAGGTCAAAGATGGACATCAATAAATGGAAGTCAGTAGCAATTCCTGCTACCGATTATAAAATTTTAAAATCACTTTGCAAATCAAAGTTTAGGGCTCCAGGAGCTATGATCTCTAAATTATTAAATGACTATGTAGATCATCAAGCAAGGAAACTAAAAATTCCTAATGCAGCTTTTCGTACTAAACTTTTAAACGGAGATAACAATGATGACAGAGAAAGATCTAAAAAGAGTTGACACTAGAGTTAAAGCTAAAGAGTTGTTCACTGTAGAACTAGATCATGCAGATAATACACTTACATTTATAGTGAATGGTAAGATTATGAATGTTGTTAAAACATTTAAAGCAGAGTCTTTGTTTGACAGGATGTTGAAGATAGCAAAATTTAAATTCTTGAAAATGAGAGACGCTAGTAGAAAAGAATACATTGGAAAATAAATTAAAGGTATTAGATTTATTCAGTGGGATTGGAGGCTTTAGTTTAGGTCTTCATTCCACTGATATATTTGATACAGTTAAGTTTGTAGAGTTTGATGAATTTTGTCAAAAGGTTTTAAAAAAGAATTTTCCAAACATACCAATTGAAGGAGATATAAAAAATGTCAAAGGAAAAGAATTCGAAGCAGATGTCATTGTTGGAGGATTCCCATGTCAACCGTTC